TATGGATTACACTGGGTCTCCAGGGTACTTCCATTGGTTGACGCCGCGCACTCGCGCGCTGCGTTTACCCTTGAGCTTCGGGGGTTCTATGTGCCCGAAGTTGATCTGCCGCCGTGGCGGCGTGTGCGCCTGGTCCCAAGCTCGCTCTTGGTTCAGGCGGTTGTTGCGCCGGTCGCGCCGTTTCACGGCTGCTGACTTGACGAAGTCGTACAGGCGCTTTGCATTGTGCCGATGCTTCCAGCCTGCCGCCATGAGTGCGGCTGCTGTACCGGCGAATCGCCGGTCTTTGAGGTTGTCGTACACGCGTCGCGCGTGGTAGAGCCCTCCTGCTTCTAGCGTGTCGCGCACTGTGTCGCGCGAAGGCGGCGTGTAGGTAGGTTTCTGGTAACCTCGTTTAGCTTTACCTACGTACCCCCCGTGTTTCGGAAGGGGGGGCAGGCGGTAGCCCATTGCGCGCGGAGGGGGGTGTCACTAATAACCGCCCCGATGCCGCCTGCTTATCTGCCTACTGCCGACGAGGCTGCGGCTTTGGCGTCTCTTGTTGCGCAGATTAACGCTGCTGCGTTACCTCCACGTGTTCGCGAGCTTGTGTTGTCGAACATTCGCACTGTCGTGTCACGCCGTGCGACGGGGTATCGTTTTCGCTCGATGATCGCGCACACGCGCGAGTTTCTTGATGACGTGGCACGCATCCGCCGTACGACGCGTAGTTACACTCGTGTCGGTTCGGGTCGTGGTGGTGCTCGTCGCGGCCGTTGAAGTCGCGAGCAAACCCCTATCAAAACCCCCCCAAAACATTAAGGGTTTTCAATTCAAGCCACTGCTTTTTTCTTTGATCTTGTTGAATGTCACAGTCTGCGTACGCCTTTGCGAGCGCTGTCCTCCACACTGGGCTCTTAGGATAACGTAGCACGGTACCCTCTAACTCACTAACTTTAACTAGTGCGAGTCCCAATGCCCGCAGTGTGTCAGCGCGTTCACTCGAGGCGCGCTCCATGACTGATGACTCCTCTAACTTAAGCTGAAGACAGCGGGCACAAGTTCCTCCAAGATCTTTATAAATGTACGAACCGCGCAGCGGTGAGAGTCACGGCGCGAAGCGCCGCACCTCCGGTCTTAGATTCAGCCTTATATACCGAACGGGTGGCGCACTTTGGTCCTCTGGCCCGAAGCAGCACCCATCAGGGTTTGGAACCCAAACCCTGCGGGTTGTCTATGACCATTTCACGGGTGGAGTAGATTGTCGTTCAACGACACCCACCCACCCACCTCCTTCTCTCAGCCACGGATGAAGCGCACCTTCTCCGCAGAGCGCCTCTGTTCCGACATGGAATTGGAGGGCGAGTCTCTGGGCGCTGAGGGCGGCCTCCAAGATCTTTCCGACTCGTACATTGATGCGATTGGAGATCTGACGGAGGCGATGGATGTGATTGGCAGACTCGTGGCCCACCTCGAAGAGGAGGATTGCCCGAAGTGCCGTCAGCGCCTTGAGCGCTGGCGTAACACCCTCACTGCTGCAAAGCAGCGGGTGGATGACGTGGAAGCTGCCTGGTGGGCGCTCCACGATCAGGGGCTGTGCTACGGCAAGAAAAAGCCGAGCAAGTCCCGCTTGCAGCGTGCAGCTTCTGGGCCGGGGGCCCATGCCGAGCTTGCCGCTGCTGTCGCTGACGCCACGTCAGCTATCGCTGCAGAGCAGTTCTACACTCCGGTACAGCCGGAGAGTGCTGCGGAGCACATGCAGGTCCGCCACGGCGAGTGGCAGGACCACGCGGATAGCGTCGAGGCTATGATTGTGTAAATCTAAGCTAGGTTCCCTTGAACCTTCACCTTCCCTAATTTATTGAGGGGAACCTCACGCTCACAGTTTTGCACACATCTGCTTACCTGTACCGCATCTGCTGCAGCCATGCCTGCCAAGCAGACCAAGTTCTGGCCGTTCACGTGGTTCCCTCCACGTGATCCGGCTCAGGATCTCGCCGTGGCTGCTGACGCGGCCCTCGAGGTTGTCCGGGAGGTGGGCATCTCGCAGCATCTGGTCTACATCGTCGGCCAGGCTGAGGTGTGCCCCACCACCGGGCGCCTCCATATCCAGGGCTACCTGGAGCTCAAGGAGCGGTGGACCTTTCACCGTGTCCGCAATTTGGTGTTCACGCAGTACATGCCCGGCGCCTGCATCGCAGCTGCCCGCGGCACCGCGGCGCAGAACAAGACGTACTGCACTAAGCCAGAGTCCCGTGTCCCGGGCACGGAACCGGTGGAGATTGGCGACCCTTCAGGCGACGAGGGGGAGTCCCATCCGGTGGGCAAATCTCTGGACCGCGTGTTCGTAGATATTCGCGCGGGTGCTTCAATGATGGACATCATCGAGAAGTACGGGTTCGGGATGTTTGTACGGCACGAGCGGGCGCTGAAGAGCGCCATGTGCACGTGGGGCGCGAAGCGCCTTAAGCAGCCGGAGATTGTCCTGCTGATCGGCCCTTCCGGCAGCGGCAAGTCGCGCTGGGTTGAGCGCACGTACCCGGACCGGTACCGGATGACCTTCGGCAACGGAGGCAACTCGGCCTGGTTTGACGGGTACAATGGCGAGACTGTGATTGAGCTGTCTGAGTTCCGCGGGCAGCTGCAACTCAGCTTCATGCTGGACCTGCTGGATCGCTATCAGCTCAAGGTTCAGACTAAGGGCGGGACTGTTCAGTTCATCGCCCACACGATCGTCATCACGTCGAACGACGAGCCGGCGGAGTGGTATCCGGCCCTCGAGGGCCGCTCTGAGAAGATGAAGCCGCTGCTGCGGCGCATTGACGAGTTCGGGAAGCGCCCCCGCTATCAGACGGAGAATCGCCTGGCACAGGTGAATGATGCTGCGGCTGCTGGCGCGGCGGGTGCTGACGTGTAATTAACCAACCACTTGAACTAATATTACCAAGTGGTTGGTTACCGTTACTACCGGAAGGGCACAAACGAGCCTGTGCGAGGCTTGGGCCCAGGGAGGTAGGAACGATAGGAACCAAGTAAGGGGGTCAGGGGGCGAGTCCCCCCTGTACGGCCCTTTAGTGTGGGCCGTTTGCTATGCGAGAAAGGGCCTTGCCCGCTAAAACTCGCATTACACATCTACGGGAAGTATGTGTTTTTGTAGATGTCCATTTTCGCTTTCACCGGCCACGCACACCAGCAGTAGCCGCCTAGTGTGGTGTTGAAGAAAACGTCACCTTGGCAGATGCCTGGTCCGTTTTCTAGGGCCGGGGTTCCTATGCGCACGCTGCCGTTTGCTGCGTGTGACATGTAGTAGTAGGCCCCTTCCGCCAGCGCGCCAGCGGCGGATAGGTGAAAGGTTGGACCCACTGTTCTGTAGTAGACTGACAGTTGCGCAGTTGTCGCGTTCACGCTTGGCAGCTGCGATATGACCCAGTCTGCGTAGCCTATAGGCCTAGCAGGGTCTGGTTCGAGAGCCTTTATGTTCTCGTAGAGGTAGATGCTACGGTTAGCCACTGCTAACTGTGTTTCCAGCGCTGCTTTTGCAGCTTTCAGGTCTGCAATCTCCTGCAGCGCCGCGGCTACCTAGGCAGTCGTGTCCTGCTGGCCACCCTCGACGATCTTGCGGAAGTAGAGGTAGCGCTTCTTAGCGCGGCCGGCGTCCGACTGGAAGGCCTGTTCCGTGAACGGGCTGATGTTTCCACCGGTGACGGTGGGGAACAGTGCGCCCGTAGGCGGGATGTCCATAGCGGCTGGCGTGTTGGTGCCATAGCGGCTTGGTGCACCCAGTGCGTGTGCCAGGTTGGAGAACACTAGCACTCGCTTGGAGAGGTCTGCGGCTTGGCCCACCGCCATGTAGAGCTTGTCTCCGGGGTTGATGTTTACAGTCTTGTATGCACCATCGACCACCGATTTGAATCCGGCGCAAGGCGTGTTTCCGCCGTAGATCATTTCGATGATGTCTCCGGAGTTGAACTTGCTTGCGTACGGGTCTGTCGTCGTCGTGCCGACGCTGTACCAGCATGAGGTGGTTTCGGACCCGTTGATGAAGATGCTGAAGCAGTTGTAGTCGGACTTCTGGAACTGCTCGGGCTGCACCGGGTTTGCCTTGCTAGGCATGATGTTTGGTGCGATGAAGTCGAGCACGTAGTCGATGGTGATGAACCCGAGGTTTACTGCGTCGGTCTCGACGTTGCTGCAGTATGCTAGCAGCACTCCCTGTGAGGTTTCGCGCGTGGTGATGGCGGCTTGGTCGCCGCTCATGAACCACGTCTTGACCTCGTGCGGGTCGCGTTTGTAGGTCACGCTCGTGCTCTGCCACGCGGGCGTTAGCACCGCGTGTTCGTACGACATGATCTCCTGCATGTAGGACGGGCTGGCCGGGTTGGCCAGGATGCCTTGCGGGTCGCGCTCGAAGGCCAGGACCACGCTGCCGTGCTGCGTGGTAGAGCACTGCGGCGTGTACGTGAATTTCATGGACTGGTAGCAGTATTTGTCGTACGTACCCGCCATGACGGCGACGCGGTCGCCGAGTAGCGTCGGGTTGATGTCGAAGACCAGCCCGAATTCGTTTGCGTTTCCGCCAACGGGTCCCGTGTAAGCGGGAGGTCCTGTGATGGTGACGGTTACGTCGCCAGCAGGCTTGTTGTTCGTGACGTTGCCGAGGTAGCTTCGGCCGTACACGCGGGTGCAGGTGTCTGACACCTGCACCATCTTGTGGTTGGCCATGGGTCCGCCACGGTTGCTCGTGCCGATGCTCACGGGCGCATAGCTGCGCTTCGTTGAGCCTCCGACGCGCTTGCGCTTCGAGTAATGCTTCGCAGTGCGACGCACTGGCGCGCGGCTGCGCGAGCTGGTGCGCTGTCGCTTTGCGTACGGCATGGTTCGACTTCTAGGTCGAGGTCTCTGTAGTGCACGTGAAGTGCGCTGTGGGTTGCTGCGATGGTAGCACCAAACAACAGGGACGTTACCAGTAGCGCGCAGACGGCGACGAGTCCGGTAGGATCCGTTGCGTGCGGCGCGTGCGAAGAATGAGTCTATGGATTACACTGGGTCTCCAGGGTACTTCCATTGGTTGACGCCGCGCACTCGCGCGCTGCGTTTACCCTTGAGCTTCGGGGGTTCTATGTGCCCGAAGTTGATCTGCCGCCGTGGCGGC